TCCCAGAATGGACGAAGAGTGTCCATGATATTTTTGTAGCCTGGCGCAAATAGCAGCCACGGCCATCTCTTTGCTGCCCATATCCCTGCCTCGTAGCAAGAATAGTAAAAGAACGTTTCAGCGTTCATTGACTTTCTTGCCAAACTGAGCAAAATACAGTGCCTTGCTTGTATAAAGGCAAAATTTTATGAATAAGATCAAAATTTCTACAGCGAACACAGCCAAAAGTTGGCACAAGCTTTTGATTGGGAGCCCATGCTCCAGGCCATCCAAGCGCACTGGCCCCGCCATGAATGCCTATGCCTGCTCGTCCATTGCCAGCTTCTTGATTTTCTAGTTCAATCAAATCGTAAAAAGCCCAGCCATAAGCCAAAAGCGTGCGATCATACATGCCTTTGTCGCCATAAAGAGCATAATCGTTATACAACTTGCCCAGTTTGTATAATCCTGGAGGACAGTCTGATTTTTGTATTCTCCATTCATAATCACTATATTGTCCACGAGCTAAACAAGGAATCTCCCATAGAAGCTTCCCTTCAAAAGAAAATGCTTTCATGGTTTCTATGATGTCATTGACAATCAAATGGGAGTCGCCTTTCTTGAAGCCAAAGTCTTGCGGGCGCTTTTTAGGACCAACCATGGTAATTTTTGTGCTTTCAGGCGCATATTGTTTCATTAGCCTACTAAGCTTTGCTGGATAGTCAGGGTCTGTTGCATAGCCCTGTTCTTTCAGCATTCGCGCAGCAGCGTAACGATTAGGCGCATTATTCACGCCCTTGAATTGCTTATAGTCTTTGTACCAGCGTGTGACTAGGTATTCAACGCAAGCAGCGATGGAGGGAAAGTTAATAAAGCCAGTGTTAATTGTCACCCACTTTCCATCGTAAAACTCTTTCGTGCTTACGCTAGAGCCATTCCCTTTGAGTCCTGCAAAATTGTTCTTTCCAGAGAAGTGTTTGCCAAAACCACTTTCCAGCGCCCATTGCGAGGCAACAAGCTCAGGAAAACGAGCCCCCACGCGACGAGCATGGGAGCTAATGCCTTCCCAGGAATTGGCAATGTCAGCCATGATGGCTTACTTTTTAGCGCTGCCCACGCGGAAGATGGTTTGCAGACCATCAAGGATCAGTTGCAAAACGTTGTTGCTCTTCCAAGGCGAGTATTCAATGAGCTGGTCTAGGGCAGCAACGATGATGCCACCAACGATAAACCATTCAACGGGATCCACGGCAATAAAGCGAAGGTACTATAAGCCTAGCGACTGATTTCCAGCTCGCGCACGCGCACTTCCAAATTCTTAATGTTTTCCGTGAGGGTGCCAAGCTTTTCCGTGATATTTTCCACTTGTGAAGTGATCTTCACTTGCTGATGGCCAATGCTCATCATCATTCCCCCAGTTGCGAGAAGCATACCAGCAGTAATGCTTACAGCCAAATTTGCAAGCTTATCCTGCCATGATTCCATTGGTGATAAATGATAATGTTTTCCTCATTCTAGGCAATCACTATTCCTCCATTGGCCGTTTAGGCTATGAGCAGGACAATTAAAGAATGCCATGGGGATGAGAAATGGACCAGATGATCTTCTCCATTCACTCACTGAATTACGCCCTGGCGAAGCTAAGCGCCGTTATCGCAAAAGCATCTTTGAAGACTTTCCAACTAAAGGACCATTTGGCCATTGTGCCTGTGCCTATTGCGGAGCGTGGGGCGAGAAACTGACCATTGATCACATTGTTCCTAAAAGCAAAGGCGGACCACACTTTGCAAAATGGAACAACATACCTTCGTGCTTGGATTGCAATGCAGACAAGGGAAGCCTGTCATTGTTTGAATGGTGGAGGCCGCAAGAATTCTGGACGCAACAGCGAGAAGAAGCCTTGCTTGCTTGGGTGTATGCGCATAGTTTTGTCAGCGCCCACACTGAACTAGGTAGCTGGGAGCAATGGATGGAAGACACTCAGCGCATCTTGCCAGTGCATGAACAGCCAAAAGAAAAGGCAGCCTTTATGCCGCCTTCGTTAATTTTGAAGCTAGTTAGTTGATGGGCTGAAATATGCTTTCCGACGGACCAGTGCGCACTCCTGGCAATGGACAGAAGCCATCAGGGCAGCCACTAATCATATAGTCATCAGGATCGTAAGCGCCCACTTCCTCTAAGAGCATTGCCTTAACGGCCTCGTAATTAGCCGCGTGTTTTGCTTCTTCGCTTTCAATGGTGGCAATCAAACGATTGAGATACCACTGTGCCTTTTGAAGCGATTCCACGCCTCCTTTCGCTTCATAGCGCCAAACATACTTCATCACATTGGCTTTCAATGAGCCCTTAAAGGCTTCTGCGCTCATAGAGGCTTCAATGGCATCAATACATTCAATGGTGCCTTGATAGTGCGGAGGATGATTAACGAAGTCGGTCATGATCAGAATTGATAGTTGTTTGCTTCAAAAGCAGCAAATGCTTCGGGCGCTACAGGACGACCGAGTTCAAGCAAGGCTTTGGCATAGGCAACAATTTCCCCTTGGGCGCCATGGCCAATGCGCAAGGAAATGAAATGAAAGAGAGCCTGGAGAGAGCAGGTCCAAACAAAGCTCGTATAAAGAGCAGAAGGAAGAATGGCTCGTGCCTGCTCCTTGCACACGCCTGCCAGTAGAAGCCCTTCATAGGCTTCTGTGGCCGCGTACAAGGCCGCGCAATAGTATTGCAGGGCTAAGTCTGTATAGTCTGTTTCAGCCTCCGACAGAGGCTTCCCAGCGGCCTGGCGATTGTCTTCGCTCTGCTGATAGAAAACACTAGGGCAATAGAATTCTGCATCTTCTGCTGAACAGTAGCGAAAACTCTTCTCGTTCCAGCCCAGTTGATCATCAACGAAAGTTGATGCCACTGTATGCTTCCACCACTGCCTGGCAATGAACAATGGTGCCTTTACTTGCCACTTAAACACCACGCCTCTAAAAGGAGAAGTGTGATGATGCTTGGCTAAGTAATTAAGAAGCTTGCCATCTTTTTCTTCCCATTGTTCCTTTCTGTTGTCAAAGCTTTGACGAGCATCATTCACAATGGAAAGACTGTTGCCCATGGAATCAATTAGTGCTACGGTGCTTTTACCGTCGCCCAATGGATCAAGAGAAGGAAAGGTCATTTGTCAGAAGAACTTTGGCCAATTAATGCGCGAAAAGTGAAGGCCAAGAGCCACCACTGCGGGAAAGTCAGAAAGAACGATGGGAAAAGAAAGGCGGCACAAAGGCTTAGTAACCAGCCATTAAGAGCAGAACCAATCGCAGCAGTGAGCAACAGGCCAAAAAGCTCGCCCCATTTCTCGGCGGCAGTCTTTTCAGGAGGAAGCATTTTCCTCCTCTTTGCGGACTGTCTCAATGGCTGCATAAGTGCTGTTGCGGCTGAGCAGCATCTCCACGCCAATCAAATGTGCCAATAGGCCAATGTCATGAGCATACTTTTTAAGCTCTGCTTCTGAGGATCCTGCAGGCTCAAGGCTGTTGATCAATGCTGGCATTGCGGACATTGCCGCGTCGTTAATGTACCATTTGTCGTCTTCTAAAGAAGGCATGGCTTAAGGGAAAGGCTCGCTCATCATAGTAGCTTCAGTGCTTTTCGGCAAGCCGTCCACGGTTTTTCGGCTCTCCCCCGTCGTCATTTCCTTGTCGTTCGCCATTCGCGAATAGCATATGCAAAGAGACGATAGAACCATGAGCTTTGTAATTCCTGCCCAGTTCGCCTACAATGGCAAAAACTATGCCGTTCACATGGGGCCTTTCAACCATTCAGCCGAGCGCGAATTTGCTCTTACTGTTAATCGCCGTGCCATTGATGATTGCAGCAGTCTGGAGCAGCTAAAGCCAGTGGCTAAGAACCTCTTGGAAGGATGGTCGTCTTTGCAAACTGCTTTTCAAAGCCTCATGCTTGAAAACATTCAACTCAGACAAGCCCTGGATAAGCGCAATGTGGATTTGCAAGCGGCAGAAGAAATTGTCAATGAAGCTTCTGCTTTGATTGAAGCTATGCAGAAGCAGAACGCAAATGGGCAGCAATCATGGCAAGCCATTCGGAGTCTTTTGCCATGGTAGCCGTGAGCAAGAAAATTGTCCAGCCGCTTGTATAAGCAAGATTATATTTACGACAGTCTCGTTCATAACCAGAGCCTGTCACGTGACGACCACGGTTATATACACCGCCTTGTATTTCAATGCCCGTTTTAGAAGACAAGTGAGCAAAATCTAGACGATAACGCTTAGATCGTTTGCTTTTTGCATAGCGCTCTTGATAATCTTTTTCCCACGCATCAATATTAGAAAATTCTCTTTCAAGAACTAACTGAGGATAATGAGCTTGCCAAAGACTGAGAAACTGATCTTCAAGAGCGCTCAAAGGCTAGACAGCAGCTAGATGCACCCTAGCACCTTGGTTCTGATAGGCGCCCGTGTATGCCTGTTCTACGCTGCTTGACAGTTCGTAAAGCATAATTTGCACGATGCCTTCATTGGCATATATGCGCACTGGAAAGGGCGATGGATTGGCAATGTGCATGGTTAAATAGCCGCTCCATCCAGGCTCAATTGGCGTGACATTGATAATCACGCCGCAACGTGCATAAGTGCTTTTTCCATCGCACAGTCCAATGATATTGGCTGGCATGGTAATTAGTTCAAGGCTTGTACCAAGAGCAAAACTGAAAGGGGAAAGTTCAAAATAAGAACTGCCTTGATGGTGAATGAGAGCCTCTTCATAAGGAATGGTAGGGTCTGCAAGCTTGGGGTCTAGCGTGGCATTAGCCCTTTGTGTGTAACCGCCAGTGAAAGTGAGAAATTGTCTTGGGGAAAGGCGAATGTCATATCCTGCCTGGGAAAGACCATAAGAAATAGCTTTTGTGCCATTGTCTAGCTTTCTCCGCTTTTCACCCACATAGGGCTGGAAAATGTCTAGCTCAGCAAGTGCAGAAATTTCTTTGTCAGTGAGAAGAGCCATGGTTCGGAAGATTAACGATGAAGGTATCCAGCAAGTGCAAAGCTAATTGCAAGGCAAATTAGAAAAACAGTCAAATTGTTCATAAAGCAAGAAAGGGCACCGAAGTGCCCATTGTCGTGACGATGATCAGAACAAATCGTCTGCAGAGGCGGAACCAGTCGCTTCACCGTCATTCACCCAAAAAGACGCATAGGCGACGGGCGAGTCTTGCTGGCCTTTGACTTTGATGGGACCAGTGTGCGTAGGTGAACGCTCTGAAGTACCACGAGTGTTGGGCCAGACAGCAATTTCAAGCGTGTAATGACCGCGCTCGTTGGCTCCTGCTTTTTTCATTGCGCCGAGCAATTCGGCTGTAAGTTCCAAAGTACCTTTGAAAGTGGGGCGATTAGCCATGGGGCGTCTCTCCGTAGGAGGATTAGTGTTGGTTGCCCATGTGGGCTTGATCATCTTACCCCCTATCCTCCGTAAGTGCAAACGCCTTGCCCCCTGGGTAGCAAGCCTTGAAATACCTCTTAACAGTGTCGTGCATGATGCGCTGCTGGCTGATCAGTTCAAAGCCGTCAAGATGCACCAGTTGTAGCGATGGCTCCACTTCTTTGTTTTCAGGATCGTAGCAGGCAATCACACACCAGGCTTCTTCAATGGGACAGGAATAGAGCTGTTCGGCGGCCATGGCATACGCGCCAAGTTGTCGCTTGTAATCCGCCAATTGGTAATCAGGCTTTTCCTTGTAGCTGGTTTTCCAATCGACGAGAGCCACTGTCCCATCGCCCA